AACGGCCAAGCGGTGGAGCTCGAAGACGGATCCAAGGCGATCTCATACGACAAGTTTACCTACATCCAAAGTAATCCGATCTGGTCGACCGAGATCGAGCTGGATGGTGTCACCCGGCGCATCGAAACGAAATGAGATTTTGCCTTAAAACATTGGCGCCCATTGCCGCAATTGCCATCGGCGCTTATGCTGTTGCGGTTTGGGGCAATGTAGATGTCAAAGTAAACACCGCCGTCACTGTAAAAGTAGGAAAATGACAGCCCGCTACATGCTCGCAGACAAGCTGGAGACCGTAACCGGTCGAGTAATACTCGTGCATGGTTTCAACGTTAGGGACAACGGAAAAGGAACCACTGACGGGCTGAGAATCTACTTTGAAAGCGAAGGCTTTGAAGTGATCGAATTTGATACCGGTTGGCGCGGGCTTGCAGGGGTTCGGCTCGGCAATAAGCGCAGGGCACGTAAACTGGCAAAAATGGCTCAATCGGGTGACGTGCTGATCGGCCATTCAGACGGATGCAATTTGATTAATATGGCATGTTGGAATCTATTTGATGACGACGATGTTTTGCCAGCGTGCGTAGTCTATCTAAATCCTGCGCTGAACAATAGCACCTGCTTGGCTCCGGGCGTCGAAGGGGCGCTTGTATTTCACACTCCTAGCGATTGGGTTGTCAGCATCGCAAGATTCCTTCCGTTCCATCCTTGGGGCAACATGGGGAATACGGGCTACCAAGGCGAAGATACTCGGTATATGAATTGCGCTTACGAGCACTTAGGAATCAAGTCACCGGGTCACTCTGGCGCATTCAAAACGCCTGACTATCTGCGCAGGGTCTTTGTGCGGATCGAGTTATTTTTGCAAAGCCTTTAAAATGTATTGACAATCGTTCGCGGTTTTGCATTTCTGGCATGAGTTGTAATTTTAAATCAACCCATGCGAAAATATGAAAAGTCAAACCGTCGAACTGTCTCAACGTAAAATCCAGCGGCTCAAGTCGCTTTTAAATTGGTGTGAAGCCAATATGCCGCAAGACGGCGAAAAGGGCACAGGACTCGGAGTTCTGCGCAGCATTACCAAGCCGCAACCGCTTGATGTCACATCGCCGCGCACGGCCCGCGAATGGTTCAAGCTACTGCCTGACGACATCGAAAAGATGGCCGTGGAGAATGCGGAGAAAGATAACACCTTAGATCTGGTAATACGCTCGCTCCACGAAGCTATTTTACTTTCTTTTCTTTTCAGTGGAACTGCTCAGGGTTATGATTTCTGGATAGGAATCTACAAAGCAGCCAAGAGCGGCGAATACACTACTAACCGGAAGGGCGGTAAATAGTGGCATCGCTATCTGATGTCATTCCCGAAGATTCGCAGACCGTCCAAGCAATTTACGCCTACTGGAAACAGCGCGGCGACAGCGAGCAAAAACGCGGATATTTGGGCGGCTCTGCAATCGGGGAAGAGTGCGAGCGAAAGCTCTGGTATTCATTCCGAGAATGCTCTGCAGAATCTTTTGAGGGGCGGCTTTATCGGCTATTCAACCGAGGCCACCGAGAAGAATATGTGTTTGTTGAGGACCTACAGGGCATTGGCTGTGATGTGCGGTCACATGACGGAAGCGGCAAGCAGTTTGAAGTCACTCTATTTGGCGGGCATTTCAAGGGGCATTGTGACGGCGTAGCGCTTGGCATTCCAGAAGCTCCGAAGACCTGGCACTTGTTGGAAATGAAAACCAGCAACACGAAGGACTTTATCAAGCTGAAATCGGAAGGCGTGGAGAAGTGCAAGCCTGTTCACTTTGCCCAGATGCAAATCTATATGGATCTGATGAAGCTGGACCGCGCTCTGTATATCTGCGTATGCAAAGAGACTGACGAGCTTTACAGCGAGCGAATCAAGCGCGATCCGGCAGTTGGCAAAGCTCTGGCCGACAAAGCGCGGCGTATTATCTTTGCCAATACACCGCCCGCGCGAATCAGCGAAAAGGCAGATTTTTACAAGTGCAAATGGTGTTCCGCGCAAGGGATCTGTCATGGCATCGGTGAAACTGCTGTTCCCGTTCCTGCGCTTTCCTGCCGTCAATGCTGCCATGCAACGCCAGAAGAGGACGGAACATGGTCTTGCGGGCAAGGGCGCGAATTTGGCACAGTCTGCGAGCGGCATTTAATGTTACCAGGACTGGTGCACTTTGCGGAGCCGTCAGACGGCTTGCAGAATGAAGACGGCTCGCACGTTATTGAGTTCACCAGCAAGGACGGAAAAGCGGTCTGGCACCACGGCCCAAAGGCTGACGCAGGGCAATATAGCTCGCATCATCTAATGAGCATGCCGCGCGACCTGATCGAGCTTCCGCGCGAGGAACCAGTCAAGGAAGACAGCGGCGTGACACATCCGAACCTTGAAGCAAAATACAGCCTTGAGAATGACGGCATCGAGCGCGTATGGATGGGCAAGGCGGCAGACATCCAATCAGAATGGTGTCGATTTGTCGAATATCCAATGAGCCGGCCAATCTTCACGCAAGAAACAAAAGCTTATACCGCGGCAGACTTTGGCACAGCCTGCGCAATTATTTACTCGGACGGACGCGCCGAGATCCGAAAAGACAATAACCAATAACAGAAAGAAGAAAATGAGCGAAAGCATCAAACAATTAAAGCTCGAAGCGGAGGCCAGAATTGAAGGCATCCTTGAAGAGCTACAAAACAAGGGGGTTGCGGTGTTCCGCATCCAACTAATCCAACTCAAAGGGCTTCGCCCAGAAGTCAATCTAATGATTGACGAGAGAGGAGGGCAGTAAAATGGCCTTTGATTTATCATCCATTCAGAAGGGCGTAGTCCACAAAGCGCCGCGCATCGTCTTGCTTGGCGTGGAAAAAATCGGAAAATCGACCTTTGCGGCTGGCGCAGACAATTGCATCTTTTTGCCAATCAAAGGCGAGGAAGGTGTTGACGACTTGCCTTGTGCCAAGTTTCCGCGCGCTGAGACGCTTGACGATGTGCTTAGCGCAATCGGCACGCTTTACAGCCAAGAGCACGAATACGAGACGTTTGTGATTGATTCTGTATCTGCGCTTGAGCCTGTCGTTTGGGAGTCTCTTTGCCAGCAAAACAACTGCGATTCGATTGAAAAAGTCGGAGGCGGTTATGGCAAGGGGTACACCGAAGCAGCGAACAAATTCCGTCAAATCATGGAGGGGCTCGACGCTTTGCGCAGCAAGGGAATCGCGGTCATTCTGATCGGTCACGTTAAGGTTAAGCGCTTCGATGATCCGCTTGGCGACAGCTATGACCAGTATCAATTTGATGTCCATGAGAAAGTCAGCAACGGCTTGTTTCGCTGGGCTGACTGTATCCTCTTCGCCAATACAAAGACAGTCGTCAAAAAGGAAGACGCTGGATTTGGCGCAGAGAAAAAGCGCGGCATTGACATGAAGCGCGAGCGTTATCTCTTCACTCAAAAGACTCCTGGGCATCCCGGCGGCGGGCGTGGCGTGTATGGTAAGATTCCATACGAAATGCCGCTTAACTGGGAATCCTTCAAATCTGCCGTATCAGACGCGGCGAACCAATAACCAACAAAAACAGAAAGAAAATACTATGTCAGACCTATCATTCCTTGGCGGCTTCAATGCCGACGAACACGAAATGCCTCGCGACGATGCACCATTGCCAGCGGGCGGCTATTATCTTGAGGTTGAAAATATTGACCTTAAGCAAACCGCAAACGGGCAAGGCACGGGCGCAAACGTGCAGTTTGATGTCCTTGGCGACGAGCAAGGCAATCATACAGGGCGCAAGTGCTTTGTGTGGTTCAACCTTCAGCACAGCAACGAGCAAGTGCAGAAGATCGGGCAGGCTCAATTTGCCGAGCTTTGCAAGACTTGTGGCATCATCACACCGCAAGACACGGACGAGCTGCTAGGCTCTAAGATCTTCGCCAAAGTGTCTATCGACAAGAAAGACGCCACGAAGAACAACGTGCGCGGATTCAAGGCAATCGAAGCAGCGACGAACCAAACAACCGCGCCCGCGCAAAGTGCTGCACACACTCCGCCACCTTCGCAAACGCCACCACCTGCAGCGCCAGCGGCAGCTAAACCTAAAATGCCTTGGGAGCAATAATTATGGACAGCACACCAGAAATTGACGACTTGGCAGCGCGGCTGTCACAAGCGCGTATCGCGGAAGCCAATGCAAAAGATGAGCGGATCGCAGCAGAAGAGGCGATCATTGCTCAGCTTGACCTAGGTGACAGCGAGCGCAAGACTATCACCACCGGAAACGGGCTTAAGCTCACTATTCAGTCAGGGATGACTTATTCAGTCGAGAAAGGCGCAGACGAAAGTCTATTGCCACTCACTGAGAAAGTCACGAAGGCACTTGACGTGAAAGAATATGAGCGATGGCGCGACAGCGAGCCGGACAAGTTTGCGAAAGCTTGCCAGTTCGTTTCAGTCAAGCCGAAGAAGACTAGTGTTTCCGTCTCGATTAAATAACACCGAACCCGGCGCCTCAGCGGTTCTGAGGCATTTTAATAATATGAAAACTATTTACGAAAAAGGGGATGAGGTGATGGTTTTTCACGAGGGAAAATCATACCACCTTCCAATTGATTCAGTTTCAATTGAAGGAAAAGATATCTGGTATCGTTTTAAAATTAATCCTAGCAATTATTTTAGCGTGAATTCTAATAAAATAAAAATCTATGCGCAGGATTCTATTTTAAATGATATTTTCAAGTGCATGGTTGATCTCCATGAATCAGATCCAGATATAATCTGGGTGAATTGCGGAGAAACGCTATGGGAAAGGCTTGCTTCGATATATGAAAATCATGGCGGAGATATGTCCGTGCTTAAATCTCATTTTTCAGAATATTTTTAACCCATGCTAACCCCAAGACCTTACCAAAAGGAGGTGATTGAGGCATGCAATGAGGCGCTGACGCAGCGACAAGATAATCCACTTATAGTCTTACCGACCGGCGCGGGGAAGTCGCTTGTGATCGCTCTATTGGCCCATCAATGGCTTCAAGCTTATCCGCAGTTTCGCGCGATGGTGCTAGCTCACCGAAAAGAGCTTGTTTCGCAGAACGCAGAAGAGTTGCGCGGGATTGATCCATGGCTTCCGGTCGGCGTATTCAGCGCGGCGTTACGACAGCGCGACACGCTACAAAACATCACCTTTGCCAGTATTGATTCAGTTGCCAAGCGCGCGAACGAGTTTCCACCTCAGGACGTTTTGTTTGTTGACGAGGCGCACCGAATACCGGTCAAAGGCGAGGGCAAGTATCGCAAGTTCATTGCTGAAATGACCTCCATTAATCCACGGCTGCGCGTGGTTGGTTTATCTGCAACGCCCTACCGGATGGGAGTCGGCAACATTTGCCACAAAGATCACATTTTGAATCACGTCTGCTATGAGGCGAATGTGGGCGACTTGATCCGAGACGGATATCTGTCAAAGCTCCGCACAATTGAGGGCGAGGCGAACATTGCTCTTGAAGGCGTCAAGAAATCCGGAGGCGACTACAATTTAAAAGACCTAGCGCAGCGCGTCGATAAGTCTGATGTTGTCGCTCAGGCAGTCGCGCACATGGTCAAATCAGTAAAGTCCACCGGCCGTCAGTCTATCATTGTATTTTGTATCGACATTGAGCACTGCAAGCACGTTCAACAGGAGCTTGTCAAATACGGCATATCTGCGCCATATATCACCGGCAAGACCTCGCAAGGCGAGCGAGATAGTCTGGTTGAGGATTTCAAGCAAGGCCGCGTTCAATGGCTGCTATCGGTCAATGTCTTCTTTGAGGGGTTCAACGCAAAGCGCGTGGACTGCGTGGCGATGCTCAGGCCGACACAGAGCAAGGGATTATGGGTGCAGGCCGTCGGGCGCGGGCTCCGCTTGCATCCTGGCAAGGAATTTTGTCTTGTGCTGGACTATGGCGGCAATATCGACCGGCATGGACCGATTGATATTGCGATTGATGATCCGGTGCAGCTCGCAACCTGCCAGAGTTGCGGCAACAAGTTTTCGCGTGCGGTTCGGAAATGTCCGTCTTGCGGTTGGGAGATTCCACCACAAGAGCAGCGAGAATTTGCGGCATCCGAAGAGCGAAAGCGAACACTGCACGAGGCAATTGCCAGCAGTGGAAGCCTTCTTAACGAACCGCGATGGCTTGATGTGACAGGGGCGACTATTCGCTTGCACCGGAAGCAAGGAAAGCCGGACTCGCTGCGCATTGATTATAAATGCGGGATTTCTTCAATCTCTGAGTGGGTGACTCTGGATCACGAAGGCTATGCAGGCACTAAGGCGCAGCGCTGGCTTAAAGAGCGAGGATTTGAAGCTGAGAGCGTGGCTGAATTTATGCGGAAATATACCGGGCTCGATGTCGCAAACCGGACTGCAAAAATCCTTGTATCTTATGACGGCAAATATGCCAGAGTTGGGGCTTATGATTTACGCGATTAAATTGTATTGACAATCTAGGATTCAGCAATTCTTATTCAAGGCATGATTATTGAAGCATTACAATTCACATGCGCGGCATCCTTTTTTATGCCAGGAGCAGCAGCGG